TATATGACGTTGCATTGATAACTTTTGACCTGGATTAACTGTTAGTTCTTTAACACGTGTACCCGGTACTTCGTGTAATACTCTATAATACCCCCAAGGACGTTCTGTCTTAGGTGCTTTCCAATCGCTTAGTATCCAACTACTTGAATTAGCTTTGTAATCGCCGCCAACACTAAACACAAACTCTACATCGGCGACACGCATCTCTGGAATGTTTTCTTTGGTGCGATCACCGCCGTTACAAAATATAATATGATCGTCAGGGTATTTTGCTTTGATCCGTTCTAATGCGTCACAGCTAGAATTGTCTGAATCATCATAGCCTACGATGACTTCATCTACTGCTCGTAACGCACCTACTATACAAGCTCGTTCTTCTATAGGCATAAAAGGGCGGCCTTTTTTGATGCGTAACCATTCGTCTGAATTTACTGCGGCTATTACATAGTCCGCAAATGTCTTGGCGTGTTCAAACATAGCCAAGTGTCCTGAGTGTATGGGGTCAAATCCCCCGGAGAGTACAGCTATTCTTCGTTTAGTCATAGTGCTAGTATTTAAGCACTATCCTTGATGTCAAAATAAAATTCGGAGTTGTTGGTCCAAGCGTCTGCTAGCTGATTGTAACAGACTTTGGCTATGCCAAAGCTGGGTAATACTTCTCTTGAAAAGCTTTGACCTGTATAGTGATACCAAGCACCCAGTAATAGTCGGTTCCTTAGTTCGTGCTCTGGGGGTAAGTTTCTTAAGTAATGTCTCATTAGTCCCAAAGTGCGCGAAAATATTTGCCAAACAATCTTAGGCCGTTGTCGATACGATCGTTGTGTTTCTTTAACCCCACACGATCAACTTTAATCTTACGCACACTTTTCATAAGATCTGTTTCTTTACGGCTTTCAGTATGATCGTAAAACTGTGCTTCGTGATCGTCCATACATAATTGTTCAAAAGTCCAGATCATCTCGTCTAATATATAATCAAAACGTTTGAAAAACTTTTTGTCAACGTCGTCATTGATCTGATGCAGTGCTGGGTCAGCGTTACCTTTATATACTGTGCGACGGGCTCTTAACTTTGGCGGCACATCTTCGTCATCAACGAATGGAGCACCGTGTTTAACTCGTTTAAGTTCTTTGAGCATAGGTAAGATGATAGGGCTTAGTGTCGAGTCCATTGACCAAACATCATAATGATCAATCTTAACATAGTTAATGGGCGGATGCACTGTGTCTAGGAAGGATTGCCATAGACACATAATAGGTCCTAATACTTTGTTTGCACGCTTGACCCAAGGCTCATCGTAATCAATCTCACGCCAAAAGCAAATAGTTTCGCAAATCTTGTAAGGGCTGGTCCAATGATCTCTGTATTTGTCTAAATAAACTTTCATAAGTGTGTTCCTGTTTTAGGGTTAAATGTTCTCATTCTTAGTTGATAATATTTCTTGGCTACATCAACAACGTTTTCTTCTGTCAGTGTTAATGTTTGCTTGTCGTCGTCCATAAAGAAACCTTTGGCGACGATTTGACAAGCCAAATCATAATCTTGTTCTTCGTATTCTACGTTATCCAAGTGTAATGTCCTCCATACCAGCTGTACGTAATCTAGTGATATGCCCCAGCATCCAAGACTTGTTTTCAAGTCCTTTCATGATGCCAAGCCAACGATTACGTAACAGTGCTACTTCATTAATAATAGTTTCGTAGTCGATAACTTCATCTTCGCCGTCAACATACTTTTCAGCGTCACGACTAGTCAACGATCTAGCATAACCTTCCAAGTATTTTTGGGAATGCTTACGACGGATTTTTCTTAGCTGTATGTTAAGATAGTTAAGCACAGCTTCAATTTCTTGTAGCTGATTAAATCTGTGCTCTGTTATTCCAGGCAACGCTGAAATATTCTTTTCTACTAAACCGCCAACACGCACTTCAGCTTTGGCAGCTATCAATTCCTGTTCATATGAATCAATGAAGTCGGGAATTAACGCTAAGTTTGTAGTTACACGTGTGTACCAACTAGCCATTGTAACCCTTTTCTAAATAATATTTAATGTTTCGAAGCTGACCCTGTGCTAAATCAAAACAAATATCATACAAAATATCTTCTAATTGTTGATGCACACTTGCAGGATCGCCATTTACGATACGATAATTCTTTCTATATCGTCGATCAACACTAGTGATCCAATCTTCTACTTCTTCTACTGATTCAAAATTATGTTCCCATAGATATTGTCTCAGCGTTTCTAAACTTAATCTTTTTTTAGACGGCTTGACTTTAATTGAATTAACTTCGCGCAACCAATTATTAAGTTCTTTACACCAATGATTATACGATTGGCACTTACCATAAATTAATATTTTAAGTAAGTGCTCATCAATATTATGGTCTAGCTGACTTAATTTATTCAGTGCATCTTCACGATTTCGAGCCATTTCATATAAACGACTATGTCTAATGGCATCTAAAATAATGTCTTTAATTTGCATTAATAGTCGTCATCTTCCTCGTGATCATCGTAGTCTTCGTCATCGTGTTCTTCTTGATCACTGTTTTCTTGTAAGTATTGTTTAACTGCTTGTTTAACATCTTTGTCGCCACGGAAAGCTTCTTTGATATCGTCAGGTTCTACATTGTGATCTACTAAAATAGTTACAAGTGTATCAGCCGCATCAGCGCGATCCATTGGATTTAAAAAGTGCTTGACGCCATCCCAGCATTCAGCAACTAATTCAATATTATTGCTCATTTCGTTTTCCTCGTAAAAGATTCTAATAAAGCCTTCAACCTATTTGTTGCCACGGGCTGTGGCAACGTAGGTCCGTTTTTCAATACAGTCTTAGGCTTCTTGAACTGTATTATCTTCGCCGTCTTCTTCATTTTGCTGTGCCTCAACTGCTTTATTTACTGCTACAGGAGAAGTTGAGAACTCTTTCATTACTGTATCTAAGCAACCCTCGTCGTTGCTTTCCCAGCCCTTGCGGAACTGTTTGATAACTTCACCTGTAGACTTAACTGTGTATGCTAGTCTATTACCTTCTTTAACTAACAAATTATTCTTTTCAAATAAGTCAACTAAGCCTGAGTATGGATTCATACCTGATTCATAAGGAATCTTGATCTGCACACCTTCAAAGGGTTTAGCATAACGAGTTTTCATTACCTTACAAGCAGCACGGATACCTAATACATCAGTTACTTTGTTGCCATCTTCGTCTTCTTTAAGTTTTAACTTACGCATAGCTACAACAATAGAACTTGCGTAGATAAAGCCTTGACCACCTGAAATCTTATCATCTGGGTCGAACATATCTTGGCTCGCATAAGTATGATTAGTACATACCATACCAACATTATTACTACCAAACATATTAACACAATTACGAACTAGTGCTGTAAGTGCTTTAGGTTTACGACCCATATCACCTTTTAAGTCACCAGCTTCAAACTGATTAACATCTGTTGGAGTTAATAACATACCTAATGAGTCAATAACGAACAACACTTTTGGTCTGTCTTCTTGTGGAAGTGTTTTGTAGTCGTCCATAAACTTATTAATAGTCTTAGCTACATCATCAATCATAGCCATATTAAGTTTTAATAGTTTACTTTCATCTGTGTCAACACCTAGTGCTTTTAACCAATCTTCGTCGAGCGCATTTTCTGAGTCGATCAATACTACAAATATACCTTGGTCTTGTGCGTTCTTTACTAAGTTACCTGAACAGATATATGATTTACCTGCGCCAGATTCACCAGCAAATACTGTTACTTTACCTAGCGGAATTCCTTTAAGGAAGTCACCCGACACCAAATAGTTTAATGCGTAGTTACCAGTGGATACCCAATCAGTTGGATCGTTGTATCCTATTGAAAGCGCTGGAATCGCTTTTGTAATTTCTTTTCTAAATTTTGAGATATCAAACGGCTTAGCCATTTTATTTTCCTTTCGAATATGAATAGCAGGACTAATGTAATAATACACTAGTCCCAACTATTAGTCAACTATTACTTGGCTTGTCTTGCTCTGATCATTGCCAAAATATCATTGGCATTTGATTTAGCTGGAGCTGCCGCGTCTGCTGGTGTAGCTACAGGAGCACTTGGTGTACCAAAGTCATC